CAAAGAAACCTACTGCGTATGGAGTTACATTTACAACTCTAGTTGAATATGGTTGAGTTATTGCACTGACTTCCTCATAATCGAGAGTGACTACTTGTCCAGTTCTCTTAACACCGGAACCAACTAGACTTGTATCGGTTCTACCATCTGCCAGTGGATTTACAGCAGTTCCAATACCAATAAGAGAATTTGTTCCAAGTAACAGGTCAATGGAAGTTGTGTGGTGTGTTGGTCTTAATTCACCTTCTCCAATATCAATACTATTCTTAACGGTTGTAACTTTCTTCTGTACAAGAGTTGATGAGAAATCGTCAACAAAGAAACCAGACTTGAATCTATTCAATCCGTTAGCATCACGGATAAGCATGTTTTGAGTATCAGTCTCAAGAAGAGATAATGTAGTGTAAAACTCAAGGTTCTTAATTCTATCCTCAAGTTTTGCAATATCTTTCATTCTATATCTCTTGTGCTGAGTCACATCAAGCACAACATCTTCAGTGTTGCAGAGATATGCTGGCAAAATTGCAGTTGCTAACTCTAGTGCATCATCACTTCCAACAGGTTCTTGTGGGTTTTCTGCGGCAACACCCTGACTTACTTGGAAAATGCCATCCTTTGTAAGAAGTATCTTGTCAATTCTTGGAAGATAGAAAGAATAATTTATTACAAATGACTCATCGGGTGCTAATACATTTGCTGCTGAATTTCCTTGTGCCGTAAAAGATCTAGAAAGGAATTCAAAAGGAGACCTTGCATTTTCTGTGATATCAGGAGTTGAAACTCTTGGTCTGATATCGATCATATCAGTATTGCTGATTCCATTTACTTCTGGAATATTGCAGTAGTGATACTGATCATATGAATTAACAGTAATAATATCACCAGTATCTGCTGTGTCAAAAGTAGCAGACTCAAATACAATTTTCAGTTTTCTGGTTGGTTCTTTAACTCCAGTCTTTCTAACTACTCTAGACTGATCATAGATAGTTTTTCTTTGAGCAGCATCTAAAGTGTAAGAAGATGTAATATTAATATCACCTTCATCAACTAAAGATATAATACCTTTAACACCTGATTCCTTAAATGTAATTTGCTCACCATCAATAAATCTATTATTATTCTGATTGATGAATGATATCTTTAGATCATTAACTCGCTGTGCAAACATGCCGATTGCATCACTGCTAGAACCAATAAACTCCTCTCCAAGAAGAAGATCATTCGTTTTATTTGTAGGTCCATCTAAAGAGGAAACAATAATAGAAGGTAGCTCGGGATCGTCAGTTCCACTAGATTCAAAAATAGCATTCAGTTTAGTTACATCTGGTTTGAGTAATGCAATTTCTTCATCTTGAACTCTTGTGCCATATGCATAATTGCCATAAGTAAGTCCATCATTAAGAGTAGTTGCACCAACACCAGAAGCAGAATACTTGGACTTGTCAATAACAACTATCTGTGCTCTAGACTTAATCTTTTTCTTCTCTTTTACTGTGGTTTTTCTAAGTGATGCAATCAACTTAGCATCTCCAGATCCACTTAAACCATTAATAGTAAGAGTCTGAGAACCATTGGTGAATACAAATTTATCAGGACTCAGTTCCTCAGTTGTTCCGTTCTCACGAATTAAAGTATATCTCTCTTCATCAAAAGGTAAAAATGTTAGATTTAAACCTGCACTAATAGCACCAGTTGAGTTAGAACTAATAGTTACATCATACTGTTTCTTAATAATTAAGTTTGCATCTTTTAAGTCAACGTTAGCAACATTTCGCTTGGGCAATGGTGTATAAAGAGTATTATCAGTAGAAGACTGAAGATTTGTGGTCAGTATTCTAAAGTCTGATGGGTTAATATTAGAAGTAGGAAGACCACCATCAGCAACATCAGTAACTGTCGTAACTCCACTAATAGTTAAAGAGTTGAGAGAAACTGACTCAATTTTTGCAAAAGTATTTACTGATAAACCTGGGTTTGAGAACGCCACAAGGTTTCCAACAGTAGCAATACCAACAAAGACAGCATTTGCTGCTGTTACGGTGCTTATGCCTGCGTTGTTGGGAGTTATGTTTACTTGACCAACTGTAAAACGAGTTGACTGTACAGTATCGCCGGTAAATGTATATCCAGTGCCAACCATTCCATGGATAGACTTTACATCACCAATACCTTTTGATGTTACTGCTGTAGATACTCTGGTGTTTTCAATACCATCAAAGATCAGTTTTTCGCCAAGAGAGAATGAACCTTTGGTGTTATATACAGTAAACTGTCTGTTATCAGTAGTAGCAGAACGTAAGAAACCAACTGCACCACTTTCTTTACCTTTTACGTGAGTTGGAACACTCAGAGAAATAGGTTCGTTTAACTCAATATCAGTGTAAGTTTGAATATCATAAAGTGCAATATCCCATTGATTTTCATCTGCGTTAGATGCACTATATGAACCAGACTCTAGTGCAAAGTCATATACTCTTGCAAGACCAATTTCCGAACCAGGAGCAGTAGTTTGAGAAGCACCAACTCTTTCATCTCTCAAAGAAACTGTATATCCAGTTGCAATGCCAATATTCGGAGAACCATGAACTCTATTGAGTGTAAATGTTGGTCCTGTAACGTAGTTAATACTTTGATTTTCTAATTCTTTTGTTTCTCTCGGTTTTTTAAAATCTAAAAATACAGGACTCAGAGTTTCTACTTCAAAACCCTGAACATACGCTGTCATCGGAGAGATTTGATATGTTCCAAGATCATCACTCGGAGTATTACTGTTATAAGTTAACTGCTCTTCTCTAAATACACCATTATTGCCCTTTAAATTGTCTAAAGTTTCTTTAGCGGTAATATTAGGTGCTTTTACATAGTAATCACCAGACTCATCATAAGTTCTTCTTGCAAACTCTTCAGATAAGACATTATATTCGGGTGTATTGGAGATAGTAATCAAATTACCGTCTCTAATTTCTGCAAGCTCTACAAAGTTATCAGTATCGGTGCTATTGATGTCTACTTTTGTCAGTTGAGCAAATATTTTAAATCTATCTGCACCTGGTGCTGCATAGTTTGAAAAACCCTGAGCATTATCATTTAAACTTGGGTCTTCAAACGAATTGACAATATCTTCAAATATTCTAAAACCAACTTTATAACTTGGAGTATTAGTATACTCGTCAAGGAACAAAAAGTCCTCATTAATATCTACAAAAGTTCCTCTTAAGAAATATACACCTTGTTGAATTGCAACACCTGATCCAGGACCTGTAGCATCCTGTGCTTTTACAGTTGCAAAAACTTCTCCTGCTTGGAAATTTGCAAACTCACCGTCAGCAGGGTCAGTAATATTCAGATCATTGACAATTTCAAGGTTCTCTCCATCCAAGAAAGTCTCTTGGGAGTTATCAGAACCAGAAGAAAGATATCTAACATAAAGAGTTGTGTTCTCAACGCCAGTAAGTGTTGAAAGAAATCTTTCAACAACAGCAGTAACTCCACTGGTCTGACCACGAATTTCCTGTTCAGTAATAAATGGTAAGTTAGCTTCTACAGGAATTCCCTGAAAAACGTTTTCAAGTAATACATAACTTAGGTCATTCCTATAACTTAACTGACCAGGAATAACAACCGATCCCTCTTTGAATGTATGATTTCCAAACTGCTCAATTTGATTTTGCAGTATGGACTGCATTGTAGTCAGTTCTCTTGCTTGAACCGGATACCCAGGCTTGAATAAGACTTTATAGTATAAATTTTCACGATTAAAGTCATCAAAATAGGGGGAGACGTTGAGATTAGTTTCCTGTGGCATGATTCTTTAGAACTGCAAAATAACTTTGATATCTTCTTTTTGATTCGCAGACCTTGTAATAGAAGGTCTGTTGTCAACATAAACTATATTTCCAGAATACTTTTTGACCTCTGGATTTGATACACCTTCAGTAAAAGTTTGTCCGAGGTAATATGTCTTATTATTTATTGTAGTCGAGACACCCGTGAATTCAGTATGAATCCCTAAGGTTACACTACCACCAACAATATTTACGGATCCACCAGTATCTGGAAGAGACTTAAATCTATTCATATTGAACCCATAAGTTGGAGTAGTATTTCTACTTCCATCAGTGTTGAAACCAGCAGTAGTCTTATCTTGCCAATATTTAAGAACACCAGTAGGAGCATCATAAGAAATTACACGACCCACTGCAGTAGATCCCAGACCAACCGTTTGTCTAATCTCAGCATCAGCAGTAAAAGTTGCAGTAGTAGCACCAGCACCAGTAAGTTTCAATGCATAAACTGCACTTGCCTTGGATGCAGAAAGGAGACTGGTTGAACTATATTGTTCTGGATTTTCTACAATACCAACTCTTGCAATTTGATTACCAGTGATAAAATCAGGATTCTGATTATCATTTTCAATTCTTGAATAAACAAGAACGTTATACGCACCAAGTTCTCTATAGATATCTGCTCCATGTCCACCTTGCGGAGGAATAATTACGTCAAAAGTTGGTCTTGTGGTTCCAGTAGGAACGCTACCAGACTCTAAATCAACACTTCCAAAAGAATATCCAGAACCACCTTTAGAAATAGTAATAGATTCTACTTTAGACTCATTATTAACAACAATAGTTGCTTCTGCGCCGCTTCCATCTCCTTTAATGGGAACCTGAGTATAAGTTCTATTCGCAGTTCCTACACCAGCACCACGACCAGTAATAGTTACGATTTTTAACTGTCCACTTGTTGCAGCATTACTTCTAACAGAAACATCATCACTATTTGTTTCCCAATCTCTTGGAACTGGCATAAAGTTTGTTGAGTCAAACTTTACAATATCACTTGGTTTAATTGTATAAAGATATTTCCAAATATAACCATCGCCGCTGCTTCCAGCGGTCCTTGGTTCTAAATCAGTGAAAGTTGGTTGATCTAAAGAAGGTCTTCCAGTGGGGTTATCTGGATCTGTGCCGTTATGAAGGCAGATGTATACCTTAAAGTCTTCATTTACGACATAATAATTTGCACTGTATAAACTAGTTGCCCCAGATGGTTTAGATGTATTAGTCCTACTAATATCATGACGATACATATCGTAGGTTGTTCCAGAAGTCCAAGTATTTTTCTTTACAACTTGTTTTACATCACCATCATTAACTTTTTTCAGAGCAATCATCGTATCCCAATAGTCAGTTTCTTGTTCAAAACTGTCTTTGGGTGCAGGTGGATTATCATCCCATGTTGAACTATAATCAGTCGCATTAGGAAGACCAACGAATGCATAAAAAGCATTTGTATCTGTGGTAGCCGCAGATACAAAACTCTTAGCATTCAAGATTCTAAGTTGATCAGTTATAATAGCAGACATTTTGCGTTTTTTATTTATTTATAGGGGATACTCAAACAACAATAATCAAATGAGGTAAGTATCATACTTAAGTGGGTTAGAACGAATAACACTTGCTGAAGTGCTTATTCCACTAAAACCATAGAAACTATATTCTTCTGGATTAGAACTTCTTATCAGGTTAGACAGTTTGCCCCAACTATACTCACCAAAGAACTGACTATGACCAAGACCAGTCAATCCATTAAAGTCAGATACACTTACAGTTACTTTTGCAACATAAGTGGTTCCATAACCAACTGCATTAGTTTGAGCGATAGAAACTGTTGCTACTTCATATACATTATCTAAGAACTCAGTACCTATACCAAGAACCGTTCCATCACCATATAAAGAGGTGACTCCGTTGCCAATATTTGACTGCCTAACAATAAAGTAGTCTCCTGTAGAAATACCACTAACAGTAATAGCAGTTCCTACAAGATTAGTATCTCTCAAGAACGAATCTTGTGGGATATACAGATCAAATACGATTCCAGTAGAAGCAACACCAACTGAAGTTGTATTAACTCCAGAAACAACACCAAAGTC